TCCTTTGCTTTGGATTCAAGGGTAGGCGCATTTTTTGAGATGAGGTCGCCCAAATCTGTCCCCTGAGACACTCCCCAGAGTGCGCCTACTGTGCAGTAAGCTTCTTTCTTTTTGGGGCTTTTCTTGCCCTCGGCGGTGGAATTGTACCAGGCGATAGCCTTAGTCTGGGGCTTTCGCCCCAGCCAAGATTCGCCGTGTTTGATTGCCGCCGCCTGGCGGGGCGTAATCTGCTGTAAGTAAGCATCATGCGCCCACAGGCGTTTCCCGTCCACGATAAGCGGCACATAGGTTTTCCCTAACTCCGTGTTGACAAACTTCCCACAGTCATCCGCTGTCACTAATGTTCCAATGGACAACTTTTTGATAACGTTACCAGTCTCGCTGGACGGAAAGTCCCGCAGGGGAACTACTTTTTTTACGATGTAATACATTTACACATTCCTTTCTGTTGGGACGGTGAACCCCCTATATGAGCGTTATATAAGCGGTCAAATAGGGGTTTTAGTCGGACGGTTAATCTGTGGTTTCAGGGATTTCCAGAGCATCTAAGACATCCATGACCTGAGCTCTGATACGTTCGGGGACATCAGCAATGGATTTCTTGCCCTTGATAATCAGGGTTGCATATACAACAGCCATCTCCTTCACCTCTTTTCTGCACATAAAAGCCAGAATGAATCTAATTATCATTAAGTTTCGCTGCCAAGAATTGCCCGAACAGCATCCTTCAGATGTTCAGGTACATCTTCAATGGTCTTCTTGCCCTTGATAATCAAATCTGCATACACCTTTGCCATATTTTTCGCCACCCATCTTAACTAATCATTTCATACACATCACACAAAGCTAACTGTGCTGCCGTCAATTCATTTTCCATAACAGCATTACGTTCAGCCTGCAACTGGATGTATTCATCTTTGGTGTATTCTGTCAGGTCAAATTCAAACCCAACAAATTCCTGTTCCGCACCCTCGTTTTCAGCTACCGGGGAAATATTAGAAGCAACGAAAACCTTGGCTTCCGTCAGCTCTACTCCCAAAGGTTCAACTGTGCTTCGCTGTCTTCCATAATCTTTCATGCGTTTTGCATCCTTTCTACTGAGCTTTCCATGAAGTGATAGCAGCGGTATAGACGGCACTGTCCTTGGTGGGTACACATACCAAGCGACCGCCGATGTCCCGGGCACGATGTCCGGTAGCATTGTTGAGCCGCCAGCAGAAACTGCCAGCAATAGAACCGTGAGACCAACGAGCACTCAAATGGGTAATGCAGTAGTTGTTCAAATCCGAAGTGATATAGTGGTAGTCACCAACAGGAAGTGAGCTGTTCCCAAGACATTCAGAAGCCATGAAGAGCCAATCACAAATTGTGGAATAACCCATTGCTGAAATATATCCACTTTCATTTGCGACCGTAAAACCTGCACCTTCATAGTTGTCTGTTCGTTTGTTTTCAGTGTAATTGTAATCAGTACAATAAAATGGTTCTCCGCCGCCCATTGAACCATTGCCCCAAACGTTGGGGTCGATGGTGAATTTCCAAATGTTTCCCCAATCGTTTTCTCTTCCACGATAGGAAACAGATGTCTTTCCATCATTGGTATCAGTAGTGGATGTATTGCCCTTGATGTTGATGGTTTCTGTCGCCCGCCCTGTGCTATTTCCAAGGGATGATGTTGCCCCTGTATTGGATGCACAGTTGTATGCCGAATTGTCTGAAATATTGACAACGCCCTGACCAATGGCAGTCTGAAAGTTCATTGTTCCCATTTCAATCATGCAAAGAAGCTGTTCCATTGATGCAATCTTGGAATTTTCAAGATGCCATCCATCTCCTCTGTTCTTTGCCATCTGCTCAATATTTGGTCTTGTCAAACTCTGTGAAAGCCCGCTTGCGGGTTTTACCCCTGCAATGGAACTGAACTTGTCTTCATTCGCAGACATCACCTGTTCATCTAACAGCAAATAAGCACTTGCAGAAGTGTCATAGATAGAACCTTCATATGCACCCATAAGGATATAATCAACTTCATTTCCATTTGCATCATAGAATGCAGGGTGAAGTCTGAATCCTGCCCTTGCTTTTTCACTCACATAATAGTTTGCTTTTCTCAGATGATAACCAATCCCCGTATTGATTGGGTCATAGACAACAGGACAAACCAAATAATAAAACTTTGGTTGATAGACCATAACCTGTCCCATTGAACCATCTTCTGCGAAGTTACTGTCACCATACCAAGCAACAACAGTTCCATCATCAGCAACATTGCATCTTTTTCTCCCGCCATACATTGCAAATTTATCAAAATCTGCACCTGCATTCAGATTGGTTGCACCTGCAATTCTTGTGCAGGTTTTGTTTTTATAATCAACCTGCAATCCAAGGATGTCATCATCAGCCAATCCAAGGTATGCACGGAGGTCTGCAACACCTGCAAGGATTTCCTGACTATTGAAGTTTTCGCTTCTCAATTCTTCAATGTTCGATTTTGCAGAAGCATTTTCACTTTGCAAAGACTGATAAGCAGAATTTGCAGTTGCAACAGAATCATCCAAGTTTGTTTTTGCAGTATTTGCAGAAACCATCAGGGAAGACAGGTCTGATTTGATGGTTTCTGCATCACTGATAATTCCTTCAAGCTGTGTTTTCGTTGTACTCGCATTTGCGATTGCAGTTTCAAGGTTGGCCTTTGCTGTCTGACCTGTCTTCGTGGATGTATCTAAATTGGATTTTGCTGCGTTTGCGTTACTGATTGCGATTTCCAGATTAGATTTTGCAGTGTTCGCCGTGGTAACAGATGCATCAAGGGTTTCTTTTGCTGTTTCTGCATTGGTCTTTGCAGTATTTGCATTTGTGGTTGCTGTCTCAAGGTTTGTCTTTGCGGTACTCGCTGTGCTTGTCGCATTGGTCAAGTTGGTTTTCGCAGCGTTAGCCGTTTTAGTAGCCGTTTCCAAATTGGTTTTCGCTGTATTAGCGGTGGACGTGGCTGTTTCCAACTCTTTCTTTTTAGTTTCACCGTCTGTTACAGACGCATTGTAATCAGATACAGCCTGTTCAACTTCATCCTTTGCAGCAATGATTTCTGTTTTCAAATCCTGATAGCTTTCATTATCATCATTTACTTTTTCCAAGGCATTGATGATAGATGAGCGGACTTCTTCACCGTAAACGGCATTTTGAATTTGTTCAACATAAGGGTTTATGTTTGCCATTATTCTTTACCCTTCTTCCTCTCCTGTTCTTTTTGCTCCTGTTTCATTCTGTTCATATCAGAAACCAGCTCCACATTTTTCTGATTTCTGACAGATGCAAGCAAATCAAGGATAATTCCTTCCATCAGGTAAGCAGGAAGATTTGTTTTTTCCTGCACCTGATTGAAGGCATCCATCATCATAACTTTTGTATTTTCAAGCATAATAGACAATGGCACATTCTCATTCATAACAATTCAGCCTTTCCTTATGGGTATTTGGATAGGTTCCTTCACAGCTTCTTCGTCCGTTGCAATTTCCGCCGAAAGTAACGCACAAAAAGATTTCTTTTCAAGCAGCGTGTAGGGGTCTTCCCACGCCACCTTTTCATACCCTAATCCTTTTGACAATTCCTGGACTGCCTTAATAAGATAGAAGATGAATTTCGTTGTCTTAATGGACAAATGACCATCTGCTTCTTCATTGACCAATTCTGGGGCAAATAGGGCAAGCTGCTGTGCAATAATACCAATATTTTCATGTCCCCCCGTTTGTACCCAATCAAATTCTTTCAGGTCAATAGCGTTCAGCATTTTCAATGCTTCGACCTGCGTGTCAGCAATGTTCTTCTTCATGCGTGCATCCGATTGATTATTGATGGAATAGTTGTGCATATCCAACGCAGCGTAAAAATCAATATCCACATTGTTATAGATTGCAAACTGCTTGTTCACGCCGTCAATTACAACCGCATTGCTGTTGGCTTTATTGCACCAAGTCATTTTCCCGTTAAAACCACAGCCGCCACTTGACCACACAAGAAATCTGTAGTCGTCTGTTAGATAAAGGTTGCCGTCAGCGTATGTGTTGCAGGCAAAATGGAGTCCCTGTTTATCCTTGGTGTTTTTGTGGTGATAAATCAACTTCGTAGTGTAGCTGGTCGCACTGGAAGAATCCTTTGCCGCCCAGCACATATAAGAAGCGTCATACTCTAAATCAAATACCAGCCCTCTGTACGAAGTATCACTTGACCAGCTATTTGTTCCAATCCTACCGATTGACGTTCCCTGATAGTAGTACCGAGCCCCAGTATAAGTCAGCGACATCAGCAGCTGTTCTGAATTGTCATAGACGTTTAGGGCTGCGCCCTCGAATTGGATATATTTAGTGCAGCTGTTCCACGCAATCCGTACATATTTATAATTTTGGGTCAACTTCGTGGTAAAATCTGAACTGTTCAGTTTCTTTGAAACTTCACTTGTGATTGCATCCGTTGTGACTTTGATGTCGGCGGAAGTCGAATAATTCTGTAGTCGTCCGTCAACGTACTCAACTGCGGTTTCTTTTGCGGAAAGCAACACAGAATCAGCGGTATTCTTGATAGCGGTTGTTATCTGACTGATTGTGTAATAATCTTTCAGCTTTGCGTCAGTGTAATCTTCAGCATCTGACCGTGCCGTTTTTTCCGCATCCGCTATTTCCTTTGTTACCTGTGTCGTGTATTCAACAGATAATTTTTCGGCGGAAACAGACCCGCCAACCAGCCGTTCGCCAACAATTTGACCGTCCATAGTAATAGCAGTTGCATATGTTCCGTTGTATCCAGTGTTAGAATACCCCAATCCGTTCAGATTCCACCGCCACACCTTTCGGGCTGTGTTCACATCATCAGTATCCATGATAAGCTGTTCTTCTGCGGTTGTTACAACATGACCGTGGGTCGCAGCGGTAATCAGGGCTGTTGCCTGCTCAATCGCCTGATTGACAATAGCACTTGGCACAGGGATTGTTTCAGCCACGCTTGAAATGCTTGAACTGGTGCTGTTGGTTTTGGCTGAAAGGGAAATATCAGAAGCATTACCAAGGGTTATCGGATTATTTGATAGTTTGTTCAGGTAAATGGTCAGTTTAGAAAGCGGAAAATACCGGTCAAGTGCATGGGGTGCCGATAGCACCCGAATTCTGTCACCTAACCGAAACGCTTCAATCTCTTCATCCGTACAATGCAGGTCAACCGCCTTTGCCTCAATAGTCATATTCTCAAACTGATAATCAGAAAGATACTTCTGCCCTTTGCTTTTCAGCATTTCAGCGGTTGTCACATCATCCCATGTAACTGTTTTGAAAATCCAGCCATAAGCATCTACTGCTTCCTGACTAAACAAGTAATCAGCCCCATTATTCACGCTTTCAATCGTCAATCGCTGTTCAAGGGCCGCAATAGGGCTATCTTCCAACTTAGCCCCCAATGGGATGATTGCGGTTGCTATATCAGTAACATCAAGATTTCTTGTAAAGTCAAGCAGGTTTTCACCAAATTCAATCGCTTGTGGGTTCAGGCTACCATAATCATCAATAGTTAGATAATCCAAATACCTGTGACCATTTTCATTTCTCACCCTGATATAACCGCCCAAATCGTCAATCAAATCTTCTTTGATTTCCTTCATTGTGCTGTTGTAGTTGGTATAGCGATAAAGTGAATCATTGCTATCCTTAACCGTTACAATGCCAACTTCAAACTGCTTATCTTCCTTCACCTGTTCATTGTGATAGGCAATCAGTGTTTCCAAGTAGCCCCTAACTGTCATATCATGATATTCAGCAGGCCTTTGGATACTGTCATTCAGAAATGCAAGCTGACCTTCACATTCAAGATATTTCCGATTATAGAAATCGGTTTTTTGAACAATAGGTCTGCCATTGAACAATTCATAACCATCTTGAAACACCTGAATACACGACTTCATTTTTACAGGCAAATCATATTGTGGGTGATTTGGGGACATCTTGAAGGTAAAAGAACCCGCACTGTTCAGCTCTAAAACAAGTTTAGGGTCAATCAATACAAGGTCGTCGTCTCTTGGGTCAAATATAGGGAGCCCATCACAAAGCACTCTATACATTTACAATGAACCCCCTTTGTAGCTTATTTTTACAGTTCCTTCCCCTGAAAATGTTACATAATTATTCCCCTCCTGTAATCGTATATCGTAAACTGTTGTTGTACCTGCTGCCAAACTGTAGGTTGTACCATTATAGGTGACTTTCATTGCAGCAGAGCAAGTGAAGGTGGGAGAAACCACTTTTGCCCGGTTAATAAGATTTTCGGTTGCAGTACCGTTTACTGTAACTTCGTTCACATGGATAATACCGTTAACAAAACTAAAGGTGTCCCATAACCAAGGCACACCTGCACCATTTACTTCAATTTTGTACGGTTCAACGTCACACTCAATTACAAGCGTGCCAAGTGTTTTGTTCGACTTGTACTGATTGACTTTGCACCGTCCATAATAATAATAGGCTTTATCAGCGTCCAAAATTACCTGCATTTTTTTACCATGCAGGTAATTTGAAATCTTAGATAACACAGATGTCCAGTAAATATTGGCTTGCAAAAGCGTGAAGGTAAAGGTCAGATTCCTATTATTGAAAGTAACCGTATCGCCAAGGGCTTCTGTCAAGTCAATATCACCGTTCCTGCCTATCACGCTGACCGTTTCCGTTTGCGGCTCAGGAAGTCCAATCTCTTTGGAAGATAGGATTAGCCCAAAATCATCATAACTATGTTTTGTGCCAAACGTCACACCCACCATTGAAATCATCTTCCTTTCCTGATTGCTAATCTTCCAAGTTCTGCATCCATAGCTGGGGCAAGCTCCCCAACTAATACGCCGCTGTCAAGCACCAATTCCCTCCCCATGCCACTAAGGATAGCTGGGAGATATTCAGTCAAGATTGAGATAAGCATTTCAATTTTTTCAGTCAGTTCCTTGTTTTCTTCTTCCACTGCTGCAACAATCATCTGCATCAGGTTTGAGGTTCCCACGACTGTTTCACTGCCGGCTTCACCGCCAGCCATGAATTGATTTGTCTTTGTGTTGTACCCGAAGATGGTAGGTTGATTCATAATCATGCCATCTTCCATTGCTTTCTTGTACCAATCGATACTGAAATGCGGCACAGAAGGTGGACTAATGCTGAAAGAGCCGTCTATTGAAATATGCGGCATTTTCAATTTTGGCAGCGACCAACTGAAATTGAAGAAATCCTTTATCTTGTTAATTGCGTTACTTACTATGGTCTTTGCACCTTCAAAGATACTGCTGAACTTTGATTTGATACTTTCAAGTATGCTGCTTACAGTAGATTTTGCACTGTTCAGCCCACTTGAAATAGTGCTTTTCACACCATTAACCACATTACTTACCGTTGTTTTAACACTATTCCAAACATTGCTGAAAGTGGTCTTGATACTGTTCAAAATATTCGTTACAGTGGTTTTAACTGCATTGAACACATTGGAAATAGTTGTCTTAATCGCATTGACCACATTGGTTACCGCTGTTTTGATTGCTTCCCAAACAGCAATAACACCATTTCTGAAATCTTCATTGGTGTTCCAAAGAACAATGATAGCAGCAACCAACCCGGCAATAAGGGTAACTATTAAAACAATAGGATTTGCGTTCAAAGCTGCATTGAATAACCATTGTGCAACTGTAGCACCTTCATTTGCTGCCTGATATGCCTGAAATGCAGTAGTTACCGCTGAAACAAGGTTTGAAATTCCCATTGCAACCTTGAATGTAACAAGGGCTGCTGTTACTCCGGCTATTACCGGGGCAATCTTATCAAAATTTTCTACCAATGTGGTTAATGCAGGAATGACGGTATTTGTTACAAATTGGCTTGCACTTCTTAACGGATTTTCCAAACCGTCAAAAATTTTCAGCTTCAATTCTTCAAATGCACTGTTCATATTGGCAAGGTCACCACTTAGATTATCATTCATGGTGTCTGCCATATCAGAAGCAGTTCCGTCAGCACTTCTTAGTGCATCCTCATAACCTGATATTTTATCCATACCTTCATTCAAAATCAGGTTCAAGCCTTTTGTGCTATCCGCTGTGAAGGTAGAAGAAAGGGCTGCTGCTCTTTCAGCATCCCCCATTCCGTCTGTTGCTGCGTCAACATCCGTCAGTATATCGGTCAAATCCCGGAAGTTACCGTTTGCATCCATTACAGAAACAGTGGTATCACCAATTTGGATTGCACCATCATCCATAGCATTAGTAATATCACGCATGATTGCAGCTAAAGCAGTTCCGGCTTCACTTCCCTTGTAACCCTGATTAGCCATTGCTTCAAGTAAAGACGTGGTTGTTTCTACATCCTGCCCGGCTGCATTTAGGTTTGCTGCACAATTTCGGTATGCTTCCCCAAGTTGTGCTGCTGTAGTATTGCTGTTGGATTGTGCATAAGCAAGCATATCAGCAAAATAGGCTGATTTATCAGCTTCCATTCCGAAAGCTGAAAGGTAGTCAGTTACCATGTCGGACGCTTCGCCTAGCCCCATACCGGAAGCAGCTGCGAGGTCAAGAACACCCCCAAGTGCAGAAGTGGATTGTTCTGCACTCCATCCGGCAAGGCTCATATATTTTAAGGCTTCTGCTGCATCAGTAGCACTGAATACAGTGGTTGAACCAAATTCCCTTGCGGTTTTTTCCAACTGTGCCATTTCTTCATCACTTGCCCCAGAAATGGCTTGAACCTCTGACATCATGGAAGTAAAATCTTCACCCAAATCAACAACGCTTTTTGCAAGGTCAGTACATCTGGTTATCAGGGATTGAATAACATCGGATGCTAAATTTGCAAGGGTTGCTTTCCAAGTAGAAAAATTACCGTCAGCACCTTTGGCGGAATCTCCGGCACCACCAATAGACTCTCCAGCTTCATCCGCCGCTTCGTCCACGTCTTCCAAGCCATCCGCCACTTCATCTGCCGCATCGCTAACTTTTTCGATGTTTTTGATTGCATCTGAATAATCAACTGATATTTTTCCCACAAGGGAAAACAAATCAATAGCCAAAGATTAGCCACCCCCTTTCATTGGTGGTACAAAACCACTCAAAATTTTATTTGCACCGTCCAACTGCATCTTCATCTGCTGTTCATTCAATCCCAGTTCAGACTTCTTTGAAGCAACCGCTTTAGGGGCTTTGGATTTTTTCAAAAATTCATTGAATGTTTGCTGTTCTGTAAACGGATTTGCAACAGAAGCTAAATACAGCGACCAACGCTTATCCTCATCGTGTTGATTCAGAATCGTGCGAACCGCTGTATCTAAGTTTCTGTGCTTAATTGACCTATTCAAAAATGGGTATGGGTTACCGTATCTTTGATTTATCAGTTCTTCAAATCTGACTGTTCCATACCCACATATTCGGCAACTTCCTTGAAAAAATCCGTCAAATCCTCTTTCTTAAAGAAATCACGAATAATCTTTGCGAACTGACCAATCTTGAACTTTTTCACTTCGCCCAAGGTTACCGCTGTTCCGTTATCCCAAACCATGCACTTAGCAAAGAAAGAACAGATTTCATCCTTTGCCTTTGGCAGGTTTTTGATAATGATACCTGTGATTTTCATTGCAACGGCAACGCCTACATTCTTAGTATCCTTGCCAGATTTCTGCAATGCAGCAATTTCCTTCTGGTCAAATGCTGCAATCACTGATTCTGCACCAACCGCATCAAGCACCGTACAAAAATCAAAAAGGTTATCCACCGTCAAATCTACAAATTTAATTTCAGCCATAATTATTCATCCTCACTTTCCTTGATTCTTACTTCTGCATGTAGCCCTTTCAGGAACAGCCGGAAGCGGCTGTTCCTTTACCTTCATGATTTACATCACTTTCTTATGTCGCACTGGGATAATAAAGTTCAATATCCAATTTGTTCAGCGTATCATTTTCAAGGTCTGCAGTACACTCAAACTTCACACTGAAAGTCGTCTGTGTTGCGTTCTTGGTTTCCAGTTCAAACGCTTCTGTACAAAGGGCATTAGGAAGAATGATGATGATATTCTTGCCGTTGGAAAGCGTTCCAACATAAGCAATGTTATCAAGGTAATCATCTTCTTCTGCGATATTTTCCTTGGATACATATTTTACATAGTTGTTATCATCAGAAGTATCCTTGACCAAATGAAGGGCGGTAACAAGAATATCCTCTGTCATTTCTGTCATCTGCCCTTCGATGGAAGCAGATTCACCAACCTTCTGTTTGGATACACCCTTGACAAGAACGGTTGCACCGTCCACCTCCACGTCAAGCCATTGCGCTTCCCAATTAAACTTAATGCCACCTGAAGTTGCACCCAGAACGGTGCCCGTCCAATCCTTGCTAGCTTTGTCATACTTCAAATTCTTGTAAATCACACCCGCACCAAGAATAAGCTTCTTGATGGTTTCCTTTGTGATTCCGTGCTGCTTAAGAGCCATTGTTTTATTCCCCTTTCCATTCATAGGTATACAATGTAATGCTGATTCTAAACAAATCTGCTTCACCTGATGGGACTGTCATTGAACCACCATAGCGAACATAAAAGGCTGTATCATCCTGAACCATCTGCAAATTTGAAAAGATTTTCTTTACCTTATCATTGATTTCTACCAATGACAGTTTTGAACCCCTTGACCAACCATCTAAAGTGAATGCTCCAATGGTACAGTTATCTTCAAACCTGTAATCAGTTTCAACAAACGAGCCAACAAAATAGGGGTAGGATACCGTTGATGTCCATTCCCCAAACTCATAAGGAATATCAGCTTCTATCAGTTTGTCACCAATGAAGCCTAACATATCAACCATTTACCTAACCCTCCTTACAATCTTGATTTTAAAATTTCTTCCAAACGCTTTTTCAATTTCTCACGCAAAAAATTGAAAGCGTTATACATGGGTCTATTAGGCGTTTTTCCCTTAGTTCTGTAAAATTTACCGTTCCTTTGGGATTTATAGACCCACCCGCCCCTTCTGCCATCACCGCCCAAGGCATACTCACCAGTTCCAAACTCTTCCCAAATAGCATTTTCAAGGTTACTGCCGACATAAACAGTTCCCTTGTCGCTTTCTTCCTCAACTTTGTACTGATAAGAACCTTTGGTTTGCCCTGTATCAACACGGCTATTTCTCTGCGTTTGGGCTTGAAGTTCGCCTCCTGCTTCATAAAGAAAAGCAGATACGCCGTTCGAAATTGCTTCAATTACAACCATGCGGTTATCTTCAAATTCAACTGCCATTCTGACCACCCACAAACCTTAGATAGATTTCAAGGTGTTCATTTATGTTCATTGGATTATCAATCAACAGGATTTCATACACCAAACCATTTATAACCATTCTTGCATTTTCACTTGTCACATCAACAACGGTTTCCTGTTCATCTTCATCCGCTTTGATTATGCCAGTTAGAAGGCTGAAAGGGTTCCAAACCCATTTTGTTGACAGGTTTTTCAAGTTGGTAAAGTCACACAAGAAAATATGTGTGCTTTCCTGTACCTTCGCATTGAAATTTGTATGCTTTGAATCACCTGTTGACAAATCCAGCCATCCAAGGATTGAAGTGCAATCTAACCATGTGTGAACACGTTCATTTATTGCGTTCCGCTCGCCGGCATCTTTGACTTGTAATAATGCGTACAGATTACCGCCAATACCCATATAATCAAAACCTCGGTTTTATGTAAGGCTTTAAGAAACCAAGTAGGGCAACAGGATAGCCCATAACTTGATTTCCAGCATCTTGGTCATAGTAAGTTACACTATGCCGTGATAAAGTTTCAGACTTGATACCTACTTTCTGTCTGTTCTTTACTTCCCAAATCATCAGTTCAAACACACCGTTTTTTACATCTTCCGGGTATTCAACTTTGGTGATAAGGTTCAAAGGCACTTCAAAAAGTTCAGTATCAAGCCTGATAAAAGTATCAGTAATTTCGGTTATCGTATACAGCCCATCATTCGCCATTGATTGGGAAATCTGTACTGTATCCCCCACTTTCAGGAATGGGGATGTTCCAAACACCCTATCAGCAAGTGACCTTGCCTGAAACCTGACATAGCGATTCTGAAAGTTATTGTTGGTGTATGACCTGATAAGTTGTTCAACAGCGTTCAATTTTTTCTGCAACGCCTTTTCCGATTTCCCAGAAAAATCAGGTATTGCAATCAAATCTTCGACCGAAATAATCATCAGGAGCACAGCCTTTCAAAGGTTAGGCAGTAGCAACAGAATTGAACTGTGCAATAACCACCTTTGCGGCATTGGTCAAGGCGACACCGTAATACTTAGTAGCGGTAACATCGTGACGCTGCTTTTTAGGAAACCACTCATGGTCAACCTGTGTATTCTTCTTCAAGAAAATAGTCAGTGCAGGAAGTTCAGCTTCTGTATACTCGGTTTCGGAAGAATCAGGTTCAGTTTTAATGATAGGATTCTGATAAACCCCGCCTTCAAGCTTTACCTTCTTAGACTTCTTAATCCAGCATCCAGCAATCTTGCCAATAGAACCACGAACTGCAACACCTGCTTCAAACTTATCGGCAGACACAAACATTTCGTCCTTCAAAAGGGTTGCTTCCTGGTTCGGATGAATGAATATGACCTTATCAATCCCGTCTTCTTCATCTTCAAACTTCGCAACGGCATCCACAATTCCGGCATAGCCAATCATTGTACCCGGTGCATATACATTCTTGCAGGTGTATGCGGCATCCATTACATCATTATCAACCTTGCCAACAATGGACTTTGCAAGCTGTAATTCAGCCTGACCGATGGGGTTGCCAAGTCCGCTGTTGATTGCCGTCTGCAAAATACCAACGGATTTACCTGCACACTTGACCGTGAACGTGGTGCTGGAAGCAGTCAGTTTTGTAACATCCATTTCAGCATCAGTTTCAGCAGCCTTCTCAACATCAAAATCTTCTGCATCACCAATATAGTTCCAGCTCGGAACAGTCTTTGTATCACCTGGAACGCCCTCAAGGGTGGTGTCCACCTTTGCATAAGGGGTAATCTTACAAAGAGCATCAATCTTCGCTTCAATCATGTCCCCCATAACTTCAGGGTTGATAATATCTTTCAAATTCGTAATTGCCATGATTTTCCACCACTTTAGCCTTTCATAATTTCTTTATAACCTTCAGGATTTTCATTGTAAAACTTCATTCTTTCGGCATAAGGCTTCCTCAGGAGCTCAGCCTTGGTCATTCCCTGTTGCCGTTGCTGACCGTCTTTTTCAATAGGTCTGAAACCTTCATAACCGCCCATCCCCTTAGTCGTAAACTGACTGGGAAGCTGTGTTTTCAGAGCTGCAACCTTGTCAGCCCAACCTTTGATGTTGCCCTGTTCATCCAGCTCAAGCTTTTCACCCTTTTCTTTCAGTTTGAAGGTCAGGTAATCAACATCTGTTGCATTTTCGGAAAGCAGCCCGACTTTGATTGCACTGTCAATCTTAGTCTGCTGCAACGCTGCTTCCAACCTCTGAACCTCTGTCTGATAAGCGGTGACCTGACCCTGTAAGGTTTCATCGCCCTTTGCCGCCCTCTGCAGCTGTGCAATCAGGTTATTAGCTTCTGTCAGCTTGCTTGCGTTGGTCTGATTTTCTGCACCCAAAGCCGTATACTTTGCTTTAGAAACATACTCACCGGAGCCAAGGTCAGCAATCTTCACTTGCGCATCTTTGTTTTCCGGCTTTCCGTTGTGGGCATTCACCGCCTGTTCAACCTGTGCAAACAGTTCATCACCCAAAATCGCTTTCAAAAATTCCACAATCTTCACTCTTTTCTTGTCAATGTTTTTACATGCGGTGTCGCCGCTGACAATGCACCTTTTATATCCCTTGTGCCGGGGGAATCAGCAGCAGTTTATATGTCATAAGCTTTTTTCGGACAATACAAAAACAGCACCCTTGTTCAGAGTGCTGTTTTTTTACTATTTGACCCATAGTTAGGAGATAAAAGCAGATCACCATATTCTTTCGCTATTTACGGTCTACAAGTTTCTCAATAAGTTCTTTTAAACCATAAACATTTCCTTCTACTTTTACCGAAATATTAGGAAGTGTTACATTCTTTTGTTTTGCGACTTCCTGCGGATTGACAATTTCAACCCAGTTCCACATGCCATTATCTTTCCTTTGAGAGTAAAACACCATGTGCATTTCTTCATCTGGAACATCAAATTCTCCAACAACCGAGTTATCTGTGCGAGCTTCAAAGAAAAGGACTACGCTGTCAATATCAGAATCCATGTATTTTTCCCACACTACATTTTTTAATTCTTTTTCCATAACAGCTCCCCTTCCCTAACTTTATCAAGATATCTCTTGCTTGGTTCGTATGCTGTAATTATACCATTTCTTTCTATTACAATCAATGTATTATCTTCAGCATCTTCAATAAAACAGTTAGCCTTATTTCCAAACTTATCTTTACTCATGCGTATCTCTCGTGGACTCGTGAGCGAATTAACCATTCTATCTATATTGTCTTCTGACATCATATATTCATGTCTGTCAACGATATGATAAAATCTATCTTTCGTATCATATACTTTCCCTATCGGTGTTGTGATTCCACCATCAAAACAAGTTTTAAAGTATTGGTAACTCTTACCAAACACTTCTTTGTCTATTGTGCCATTGCTTATCTTTTCCAACACACTCTGCTTATTATCTTTTGCAAAAAATTGCAAATCTAATTTCACAGCTTTTTCTAAATCTTTTTTGTTCGCAACTTCAGGAAGTTTCAAGTATTTATCTTTAAATTCTTGAAAATTACCGCTTTTGTCTAAACCAAAATAGGCAGCCCTTCCTTCCAAGGTATGAAGCTCATCTTCATCTAAAGCCCATTTTGCCCTTTGCAGCATACAGCACCGACAATGAATATCTTCTTCAGGAATGCCAAAAGCACCGGGGAATTTTGCCTTGTGACCGTTTACTTCAAACTGTTCATCAAGTTCCCGAATCTGACCGTCAAGAAGGCGGTGGGTTTCTCTGGTTCGGTTGTCAAGGGTGGAATCCCATTGCTTCACAATGTCAGCACCCTTGTCCTTTGCCTTGTTCAGGGCATCCCATTGACTTTGCTGTTGGATTCTATGTCCTTCAGTTCGGGCAATCCGCATAGAATTATTCAAAGCTTTATTGAAAGGGCTGTTCATGCCTGTTGCAATCTTGGTTGCTATTTCCAACCAACTTGAACCATTGGCTGCACCCCTTGAAAGTTCCGCTTTGATTGATTTCTTCAAATATGTCACATTTTCCCCAAGTCGGGTATACATATTTGTTGAAATTTTGCTGTCTGTTTGCAAAGCCTGAACAACCTGTGATTGGTCAATCGGGATAATCAGCGGTATCCCTTGCCCGTGCAAGTCATATAACGCACCAAGGAAACCATTTTCATAGGAAGTTCCAAGGTATTCAGTGATTGTGTTGAACTGATTGCTTTGCAGTGTGTCAAGAATGCCTTCAATCTGTTTCTTCAATGCTTCCTGATACTGCTTTTGATAAACGATAGCTTGAAGGTTTTGCATATCCATCCGGCTGTTCAATTCAGCAATTTTGGCTTCACAATCCTTTTTGGCTTGGTTATACACCTGTTTCAGTTGACGGATAACCTTTTGTTCTTCTGCTGCATTGGCTTTCTGACCTTCAAACTGCCGTTTATTCATTAGCAACTCCACCTTCATCATCAGGAACAATGTTGTTCAAGGTGTTCACCGTTTGTTTAGCATCCTTTTCTTCATCTGTTGGAAGTTTTGACTTGATTTCTTCATAGTCAATATCCAAAATTTCACAAATGGTCTGAATGATGGTTTCATCATCCAAAATTGTGTTCAGTGAAAGAATGGTGTTAATCTGAACCTGTTGCTTTTGTGCATCTGTGTATTCAATTTGTGCATTGTCCTGTGCGTTGGTCATAACTTCCCGCTTAAAACTGAAATAAACATCCTTCATCTGATAATCTGCATCATTAGAAGCGTTAATTTCATCAAGCACCACTTTCAGCAGCTTCCGCAAGAACTGTTTCAGCCGGATTTCAAGCTTATTGCATTTCAAGTCAAGCAACGCATATCTTGACTTGATAACAATATTAGTAATGTTACCGTCACCAAGCTGGGCGGAATTGAAGCCCATACCAAAGCGGTATATGTTCTTTTCGTCCAGCTCCAGCTTTGAAACCCTTGCCTGGTAGGGAATATCAACGGTTTTAATATCAACCGTTCCCCCATTATCAACACCAATATGTTTCTTTGCCTTGACATTCTGAATCATTTCATCAAGGTTGCCGCCCTGAAAACCGGATACCACATACAGGGCATCTGTAAAATCCTGTAGATTGTTTGACAGGCTGCAAGCCATCAAATCATAATCATCAATCAGGCTTTTAATTGGCTTAATACCGCTAAACTGTTTTCTGCCATTGTCCAACCGCCAAAATGGGATGAAGCCAAAGCCTTTACCATACTGATTACCCTTTTCATCCGTGTAAACTGTATGCGGTCTTGGATTCTGTTCGACTGAATCATCAGGCTTAATTTTCCCTTCTTCTACCTGCACATAGAAATAAATTTGTTCCTTATCCCATACCTGAATGCGCTTAATTTTCTTTTGTCCCTTGTCAATGCGGTCAATATACCAGAAGATGAAGTATTCGCAGCCATCATCAGTATCCTTCGCCCGAACTTCCACCACGCCAATGGAATCAGCACATTCAAAGCGGGTCTTTCCGTCTGCATCCGTTACAGCATACATATATTCAAAGCCCTTGGAAATGCAACCAATCAGAAGTTCATAAATTTCTGAATTGAAATCATCATCGAAATAATCATCAAGCATATCCTGTAATTCAGGGATATCTGACCTGATAATATTTCCATCACCAGAAAGCATATACTGAACCTGTTGGTCAACCAGTTCCGTGAAGAAGGGGTGACTGATTCTGATATTGCTCTTGAACCGGTCGAGTTTCAACTGACCATCAGCATCATAATAATAAATCTGATAGTTCAAAATATCATGTTCGCCTTCATAGTACTTCTGACCCATCTTTGCAAGAAACTTTTTCGTGGATGAAGCATCTTCCTGAATCAAGGCCAAGATTTCCCGTTCGGTAAGCATCTAACTCACCGCCTTTCTTTCATCGTCAAATCAAACAGTCAGCTTCAGTGAACAAGCGGCTTAGTTTCGGAAATTGAACCGCAAGCCAGTCAACCAGCAGTTCATCGTTGGAATAATTATCAAGTCCAGCTTCAGAGAAGAAAGCATGAATCAATTCATGCCGCTTGACCTGCTTATACCGCTGCTGTTTCTGTTCCTCGGTGTCCGTATCACCCAGCATAGCCCAAGCCGGAACAATACGGATTTCCCGCCCAAATTCAGTGCAAACACCATCGCAACCGTTTTTCAGAATGGATTTATCATCTACAAGTGCCCATTCTTCACCAAGAATATGAATTTTCAAAATAACCACCTCCCCCCAATGATAAACTTTTCAAGCGCATAACGCATAGCATCCATCAAATGGTTAAAATCATCAATAGGGTTATTCAGCTTGGCACCAAACTTATCCTTATCCCAAGTGTAGTTGCTGATTTCGGTTAAGAAATTCACACACCGGGGATGAATGATAATTTCAAAATCTTGGATGAACTGAATACCATTATTGATTGAATCCTTGCCCTTGGCAGCACCTGTAATCCGCAAGCCCATACCACGCAGTTCATCAATGCTTTTTGGGTCTGCCGAATCACCTGTAATCCGTTCCTTTGCATAGCCCATTGAAGTGATGTTTTCAAAAATCTTCTTATTGGACAAACCCTTTTCATACAGTTCATCCCACACATAGATTTTCTCGTGCTGAATATCAATAAACCCACAAAACAAAGCGGATGGGTCATTTGTATAACCGAAATCCAGACCAAAAGCAGATTGCAAATCATCCAGAAAAGCAAAAGTGGACAAAGCCCGTTCAGCTTCATCCAACTTCAAGTAATCCTTCTTGGTAATCAGGGAATATTCCTGTTCGTGCCAGTTCTCATAAACCAGCCCGTCAACAATACCCCAACCGCCTTACCCTGCA